TTATACTCTCGTTCCATTTGATAGCGAGCGATAATTGTTCAGATTAAATAATTGATAATCAAATGGCGGATTATTTGTCAACACACCGACAGGATTATCATATAAATGAAGTCCATCTTTCATACTTTCAATTACTATCGATTTTTCTTTATCAGCTAATAACCAGTGTAAAGGTGACAAGGGTAGTTTTTCACTAAAATCGATATTGACTAGATTGATAGTAGCCAATAATTCTTTAGCTTCGTCTATGGTTGAGCATTGCCCTAGTATCCATGGAATAAACTCAAATGGTGCAACGTTATCTTTTCCTTCTTGTAATTCTTTATAATCAGCATTGCCAGGAAAATTCAGTCCTGCCATACTCAACCCTTTTTCATTTGTAGCCTCATAATAGAGTGGATAGTTGGATACCCCAGCTGCTATTCCTATCATTGCATAATGTTTATCTAAATTTTTTACCTTTCTAAAATCGAAACGATAATTTCTTGGAGTAATAGTGACCACTTCATTATAAGACATCTCATAATCAAAATTCCTTCCAAAATAATGGTCTTTCGTTGCATAAGTGATTGCGGTACACATCGTTTCCCCTCCTAAAACAAATCGTTTTTACACTTTTATCTTACATCTAGTATTTTTTTTATCAAAAAAAGGCCAAAGAAGATTGATTTACTAGCATTTATAAAAAATAGTACTCAGGGGGAATCAAAAAATATTGTAGGTTAAAAGTACAACAATAAGGGGCTGTGACAAAAGTCTTGTCACAGCCCCTTATTCCGAACAAACGGTGTTCAAAAGCTTGCATCTGCGGTAATAAGCCCAATCAAACGAAAAAATAGGAAAAGCTATTTTTGTTTGGCCGTTCTTATTACTTGATGCAGGACAGCTTCTTCACAACCTCTAATCGTTGATATAAGGAAGGTACAGGATTTGAACCTGCGCGCCGGTATTAGCCGGTTCGCCGGATTTCGAGAATAGGGTTTAAAGCTGATTTTAAGTGTTTTTCGCTTATTATCAGCTTTTTATTATCTAAAAAAACAACTTTTAGAGACATCCATATACTGCTTGGGGGAGTCAAAAGGGGAGTCATTTTTATATTTTATTCGCAATTTAAATCACTTAGAGTATGTACCCTGTAGGACTCGAACCTACGACCGGACGGTTATGAGCCGTCTGCTCTAACCAACTGAGCTAAGTACGGAAAGCCATAAACAGTCAACCAGTAGAATGTGTGGCAACAAACCTGTTATCGCATATCTTGGAGTGTGACTATTTATGAGTGATAGTGAAGATATGCGGCAACATCACTATTTTATCGAATGATTTTTATAGTTTTCAATATAATTATGTACCGCCCCTCAACTGATGTGCACCCCAAAAGTTAGACTAGAAATCTAATTAAAAGGGGTGCTTTTTTTGCGGAAATATACATTTGTTTTTAAGAAAAAAGTAGTTTCAGACTATTTAAATAACGAAGGCGGCTACAAATATCTTGCACATAAATATCAAATAAATCGTACACTGGTTAGACATTGGGTAAGGATTTATAACTATCATGGTTGGGAAGGCTTGGTTGGAGGTGGCAAAAGCTACACTACAAAATTTAAACTTGATGTTATAGAATATATGGAAACAAATGGTCTTTCTATCCAAGAAACTGCTAAAAAATTTAATATCGGTTCAAATAGAACTCTAAGTAAATGGATAGAGCAATATGAAGAAGGCGGTGCTTCTTCACTTGAGAGCCAAAAAAGGGGCAGAAAAATTAGTATGAATTCCAAGCTAAACATTCCTAAAAAACTTAAAGATGAGTCTCTTGAAGAAGAAGTTATTCGTTTAAGAGCAGAGAACGCATATTTAAAAAAGTTAGAAACCTTGATTCAAGAACAAGATTTGAGCAAGAAGAAATCAAGGTTAAAACAATCCTTCAGCTCAAAAAAGAATTTAAATTGAATCTATTACTTTCAATTGCACAATTAGCGAAGTCAACTTATTATTACTGGGTAAAAAAATTAGATAAGCCAGATAAATATAGCAAGATAAAGCAAGAAATTACAGCGATTGTAAAAGAATCAAGAAACTCTTATGGTTATCGTAGAGTCACTTTAGCGTTAAAGATGAAAGGATATACAATCAATCATAAAACAGTTAGAAAATTAATGTCCCAAATGGGACTTACCTGTCAAATCCGAATAAAGCGATATAAATCTTATAAAGGAACAGTAGGAAAAATTGCCAAGAATGTGTTAAAACGAAATTTTTCAGTAGATACACCCAATAAAAAATGGGTGACAGACGTCACTGAATTCAAGATAAAAGGAAGAAAAATCTATCTATCTCCTATACTTGATTTATTTAACGGAGAAATAATTAGTTATAGTATATCAACTAGTCCAACATATAAACTGATTGAAGAAATGCTTCAACAAGCAATTAAAAAAAAGGGAACTGAGGGTTCACTGATTCTACATTCAGATCAAGGATGGCAGTATCAGATGCCACAATATCAAAAAAAATTAAAAGAGAATAACATTATTCAAAGCATGTCTAGAAAAGGAAATTGCTTAGATAATTCTGTAATAGAAAATTTTTTTGGTGTGCTTAAATCAGAGTTTTTTTATCGAGAAAAATTCCGATCAATTGAGATATTTCAAAGTAAATTAAATGAGTATATTAGGTGGTATAATAACAAAAGGATAAAACTAAAGTTAAATGGACTATCTCCAGTAGAATATCGGAAACAGTCCATTAAATAGTTCAACTTTTGGGGTTCAGTTCACAACGAGGGGCTTTTTTTATCGCGGTGGAATATTTAAATACCAACGTTTGTCATGAAAATCTTGTGCTCCGCTTTTAGTGTTCCCTTTTGGATCATTCGTTGCCCGCATCATGACGTATACTTTCTTATTAGGAAAATTACGCATATTGAAAGATACATGATAACCAACATTTCCAGAAGTATTATAAGCTTGGTTTACATCTGGTCTATAAATTCCATCAGCTCTTACTCGAGCTAATTCTTTCCCAGTATTGTAGTCCATAATGAAAATATACTCGTATTTATAGTTAGCAATGTGCCATCCAGCAACATGCAAATTTGCATGTTCGATTTCTCCAAACTGATCAATGTGGGCGTAATTTGTTCCATCTGTCAACGTAGGATTTGCAGCACCTGCTCGGGTTGGATCAACGACAGGCTTGTTCTTAGAAGTCGTTGGATTTTTATCTGTAAAACCATGAGCTAAATCGTAAGCCAGTTTTTCCTTACTTATACCCATTTCTGATAAGTATCCATAAGGATCTGTATGATCGCCCCAAATATTTTGTGTTACCCATAAATGCGATTTGATTCCTGGTTGGTTATAAGGAGTGTCTAATGTTAATGGAATACCATATTTTATTGCTGAATCTCTAGCCAATTCAACGTATGCCTTGTAGTTTTTCTCAAACGTTGCTTTATCATGCGTGTGTTGTAACTCAATCTGCACAGGACTGTTGGCATTAGCATACGAACCAGCACCGTACTGTACATAACCAGGTTGTCCAACTTGGTAAACAATTCCGCCATCACCCACGATGTAAGCAGTGTAAGCACTAGTCCATGAACGTTGCATATACTGCGCTTCATTGCGTCCTGTTGCTGTTTCGTTAGCTGTTTCATGCAGTAAAATATACTGATTATTCGCTACTTGAGAGCTACCTTCATTTACACCTAAATTAAATTCATTGTTAATCGTATAGGCAAACCCATTAATTGGCAATAAAAAAAGAGCCGTTAATAGGCTCATCGCAGTAATAGTGATTTTCTTTTTCATTTGTTTCCTCCTATTTTTTCAAATTATAAGCCGACACACCAGTGATAACACCTAAAAACGTCGCTACTGCATTGATAGTGAGTACTGTCATATCTGTTCCATTCCATCCATACGCTTTGCCTAACGTAGCTACTAACACAGAAGCAGCTGGTAATACTGTTAAAACTGTCCATTTAATGACTTGATAATACTTATCGGGTAAAATCATTTCTTCTTAACTCCTTTCTTTTTTACCTAGATCTTTCTCTAAATAAAGTTTTAATTTGTTGTGTGTGTTCTACCAATTTTTCTGCATGTGTATCTAATCTTTCATCGTGTTTCTTGAGTTCTTCATGAATCATCAATCGATCTGATTTGCTCGATTCTAAATCTTTAGTCAGCAAATCTAAATTGTGATTTACTTTTGAAAGAGTCTCAGTAATCTTCGAGAAAGATGCAGTAATTGGTTTTATTACTAATAAAATCAAAGAAACAATCGCAGTGATTGATCCTGCGATTGTTCCCCATTCCCCTAAATTAATCATGTGACAACTCCTTTACCTTAAATAAAAACGCATCAATTAAGATGCGCTCTCTTCTTTGCTAATGATTTTATCTGCTTCTTCGTCTGTAATACACAATGGCACAAACTCACGAACCTGTTCTTCTGTAAAACAGCCCCAGTCAAACATCATTTTCACATCGCTAAAACTAAACATACTACTCACCTCCTTCTGATTCTGGATTTAATTGCTTTTTAATTTCTGCAATATCCTTGCTGTTTTGAAGCGAAGCAAGCATTGTCTTTGAATTGATTTGTGCTAAACTGTCAGCTTTTTCTTTCAATGCAGTATTTTCCTGTTTAATTGCTACGTCATTTAGCATGAGTTTAGCATTTAGCTGTTTTAGGTTGTCGTTTTCATGTTCCAGAGCCTCGTACATCGCTTTGAGATTGTTTAAATCGTTGTGATCTAGTGCGTTTGCTAAAATAATCCATTGATTCAATTTAGGATCAAACATCTGATCAGCAATCGTTAGCGGTTCGCCATCAGTACGAATTCCTTCGAGTGGTGGAACATCGGTAAATGGAACAGTCATAACCATATCATCAAGCACTTGTCCAGCATACTCTCCACCTGTTCGTCCATATTTCCAAATGTTTTTCATTTATTTCCCTCCTACCCAGTAATGACCGTTGAATGTAAACCATTCGTTTACAACAAAATCGCTATTTGTCACAATTGTTCCTAAATCTTTTCGTACATACATTGCTTTTGCAACGCTATTTCCGCCAGAAGATCCCACTAACATGCCATGAACAATTCTTGCAATAAATTCATCTGGGACTTCATCATCAAGTGGTACACCAAAAGCATAAGCTTTTTTGAACTTTACTGTACCATTTACAATAACTTCTTTTCCGTGTTTAATAAATGTTGCATACCCATCGATAAACGATTGACTGTTGTCTTTAGTTAATGTATAAACAGTGCAATCATTTTCACTGATCACTTTATCTCCTGCTATTTGAATACCATCGGCAAAGTTTTTCAAACCTTCAACTCTCTGAGGATCATACACATTAACAGCATCATTCAAGCCTTTTTCAGTATATTCAGGTGTGACATCCCAACTGTAATCATTGGGATTGTTACTGTCTTTCAAGCCTTCACCAAAGTATTTAAACTGACTAATATTCGGGGTTCGTGTGTCGCCTTTTTCGATCTTGAGCCAGTCAATTTGACATGCACCTGTTGTTGATTGGGGATACTGGATAATAGTTAACCGTTTGGGGTAGTTAACTCCAACCTTCTGCGGTGTAAAAGTCAGACCCCATGTATCAACTAACCCTTCTACTGGCTCTAAGTTACCATATCTATAATCTCCACTATCCTCGTTGTAAACAATGAACGTTTGGATAGGTGGTTTGGTTGCCTTCATGGTAATTGTATAGGTTTGACCTAAAACAAATTCTTCTTCCATGTTAGCTTGGTATAGGCTGTAGGCGCTAGATTTGATTGGAAACGTAACAGACTTATTAGCAATATTCTCACCCAAAGGCGCTTTACCTAGCCAGTAAGGGTCATCAAGTAAGTTTGGCTGATATGGGGTGGCTGTTGAGCCTTCTTCGATTTTGATGTCGTACAACTTAAATCCGCCATTTATTTTATCCCTGTCAACAAAGCTAATACTCATATAAAATCGATCTAAATTTGTGATTTGATAATTAACGTTAGCTGTACCTTTGATTGTTATTTCTTTCCCTACATCATCTGTTGTAATATTTGTACTATTTGCTTCCAATAATATCTTTTCTCCTGGTGATGTACGATACACCAAACGTAATTTATCAATAGCTCCTGTAGTTCCTTCATCAAATCGAACTTTCGCACTCAGAGTATAGGTTTTCCCACTAGCAAGCTGAGGTGTATTAATACGCGTAAACATAATAATGCTTCCTGTACCATCAGAAGTAAAATGTAGCTTTTCGTTATCCGAAGTTAGTGACCCGTGGTAACCAACGTTAAAATCGCTCGATTTTAGTTTGGACATTAAATTCGGATTCCCACTATAATCATAGCCCCCGAAGTCGATGCTGTTACTGTACATCTTTTTCAGCTTGCCGAGATCGCCGATTTGCTGGTTCGTTTGATCAATACGGTCTTCAAGTATAGTTAGATCATTTTGCGCTGAACTAACATTTTTAGAAACAGCCTCAACCTTTGCTAGTACCTCATTTACTGCATCTGTTGCTTCTTGTTTGACTCCATCAAGTAATTGTTGAAAGTCTGCAATAAAGTAGTCTGCTTTATCTTGCGCTAGTCCGTCGATTGCTGAACGCTTCATACGGAAGGTGAAGCCTAAGTTATCACTTGTTGATCCGTCTGGATACTCGATGTAAACATAAGCTTCCACCATACCGTTATAAGCTTTCATCGCTTCTGGCAAGATATATACGACCTGTCCATTCAAGAAGCTTTCAGTGATGAGGTTTTTCGTGATAAAAGGAATTGGCTCTTTCGTGATCATTCCATCTACTTCATCATAGATAAACATCAACAAGCGCAAGTTAGCTCCTAGCAAGTCCGCCGGTGTGCCGTTCTGTTGTTCGACGTTGAACTCTAACGCTATTTGATTATCGTATGATTTAAATACAAGCCCCGTTGCTTGCAAATCATAGTCTTTCGGCTGTGTAGGTACTTTGATAGAGCCTTTTTTGATGACATGCGCCATTATTTCACACCTTCAATCTTAGTTATTTTCACGTCGTTGCTCATTGCGGGATTGGAAACATTGCCGGATGAAATATCTAAAGCTCTGCCGTTTGACATCGTTATCTTTCGCGCTTCGATTGTCAGTTCAAACTCGATCAACGTCATTCCTGCACTCTTGTTCCATAAATTAGCTTTTGTAATCCGCGCGTATCTTTGACGTTTCACTTCTTCTACAAAGTCTCCGTCACCGTCTGTGTAGTGGATACGAAGCGTTTGGTAACGGAAAGTATCATCTGGCAGATTGACTGATTGTCCTTTTCTTAATTCTCCTTCAAAAAGAACAGAAGCAGTGTAAACGCGCCGCCAACCTAACGAGTTATAACCCTCTACCGGTTCGCTGTTATGTGTCATTTTGATGTAAATTTCGCCGCTATAACGAGCAAAAGCGACGATTAATTTTCTCAAATCGTGATCCGCGAATACCATCATTTCAACAAAACTATCATCTTCAATCCCGCCGGGGTTGTCTGCACCCCATCCGGCTTTGGTTGCGTATTTTCCGGGTGGAATATCCAAGATGTTCGGATATTTTTGTGGCAACTTATAATCGCGTAACCAACGCCCACGCGCTTGCATAACTGTTTCTGGTGTAGCAAAGCCCGCGTTGCTTTCAGTAGCTAGGACGTGCGCGTCGTGATCCGAGCCGTCGTAATGGATAGCCGCTTGACGCAATAACCATTTCACAGCCTCTTCATAACTCATTTCTTCAAAAATATTTGGTTTGCTTTGAAAATCTAACATTTAATTGTTCACCGCCTTAATAGTTATAAGTGAAGTCTCTCGCGCGCCCTACGCCTTTGCTTGTCACTTTTCTTGTTGCTGTGTCAACTTCTATTTTATAAAACGCTAATTCATCCGGTGTATCAACTTGGCTAGCTGTATGAGAGAAGCCGACGTCGCAAAGAATCATTTTTACTGTCCCAAACGCCCCTTCGACTTGTTCGTGCCAATGCCCGCAGAAATAACCTACTACAACGCCGGCGCCTTTTGTATTCATTGCGAAGGTCTTTAATCCGCCGAACGAACCGTCATTCGGTTGTCCTAATTTAGACCAATCGATAGTTACCGGACTACCAGATTTAAACCCTTCTATCAACGTGCTAATCATGTTTTCATTGCGAACGGGAAACTTGCTGAGACCTAAAGGCGTATGTCCTACTAACGCCACATGATAGTTTCTCGGAACGTTCACTAACCATTCTCCGAAAGCGTTAATTTGTTTGGCACTGAAAGCTCCCGGCGCTGTATCGCTGTAACCGTCCGTGTACTTGTCACCTGTGCCGCCTTCATAAAAATCACAAGTATCGAAACGGTAAATTGCTGCGTTTTTATCTGGGAACAACACGCCACCGTACAAACCGTTCCAATACTCTTCGAAGTCAGCGTTGCATAACATTCCCTTTCGCTTGCGCCACGCGGGGTCGAAACAAGCGTCGTGATTCCCTTTGCAGATAATAACCGGTTTTTCTTGTCCTGCTACCGCTGCGTTAGTGAAGCGTTTGAGCGTGCCTAACATGGAATGTCGCGCGCTCCATTCATCAATAATGCCTATATCGCTGCCGAGTGAACCAAGTCCGCCGTCGATATTGTCTCCGCCGTAAATCATCACATCTGTTTTGTTCCCTAATTTTTGAAATTGAGGGATTGCGCGCCAATGTCTTAAATAAGAAGCATCTTTGTAACCGACGCCATCTATACGCAAGTTGTGATTATCTGCGTGAATGTCTGTAATGAAAGAAAAGTTAAATTTGCTGTTATTAACACTGTTGACAACCGTATTCAAATTGCGCGGCACTAGGTCAACGTATTTCATCGTGTCGTAATCAAAAAAGCGTGTTGTTTCTCTAATTTGTGAGCTGCCGACTGGCACTTGGTATTTTTGGTTTAAACGATCAGCTAATGATTCGTAGTCGCCTTTAGCTTCATTCAGAATGTTAATGATCATACCACCTGGATCGATATTTTCCAGTATTTCACGATTATCTTCTAACCACTGCTCCCAGTCATTTTTGCCCTGATCCATGTAATCTTTGAATTTTCTTAGCAAATCCTCAAATGTCCACACATAGCCAGAGTCACGTAACTGGCTTCTAGATATTCCAGAAATGACTCGATAGGTAAAATCCTGTGTGCTAAATTGTTCACTCCAAGTTCCATCACCATTAAGTGATCGGAAACTGAAATGTGCGGTGTTTTCACCACCCCATTGCCAGTCAGGCTCACTTAAGGTGTAAACAAGCCTTGCTTGCGCTGGACTGTATTCTTGTACTTTTTGTTCAACAGGTTGGTTTTCGCCAAATTTTGTTGTATTAATAAAAAACGGCACTAGGCCCTCGAATGTTTTTAGTTTGCCATGTTCCACCACTTCAACAACGAACTTTTGCGTTAAAACATCCCCTTGCCGAATTCGAACCAAATTTATTCCGTTGTTTGGTTCGGTGGTGGATAGGACCATTTTATGCTGCGTTTCTGCCATGACTATCCCTCCTTTAGAAATCGATGTAGTCTCTTGCATTGTGGAAATGACCTGAAGAAGATGGATAAAACTCATCCATAAATTGAAAATGAAGATGTTCTCCAGTGGATGGTCCTGTTGTCCCCATCAGTCCAATTTGCTGACCAGCAGTTACCTTCTGACCTTTTGAGACGTCTACTCGGCTTTGATGCGCGTATCCTGTATACATTCCATCAGCGTGTTTAATCACTGTCCAATTTCCATACCAGTCAAAGTAATTTGCATCACCTGCAACAATCACTTCGCCATCCGCTGAAGCAAAAATAGGTGTATTAGGATTTCCATTTACAAGGTCAATACCGTTATGAAATTCTTGTGCGTCTGTGATTGGAGAAGTGCGCCAGCCAAATTCGCTCGTCACTCTGATTGGATCTGCAATTGGTTTTATATATCCTTTTGATGCAGGAATTTCCAAATCTTTAAACTTGTCATACCATTCTTGTGCCCATGTCGTCCGTTCTGGATGTGGATCACGTGGACGTTCAAAGTTAGCCACGAATGCTTGCGCTGCTGTGTTGATATCGGTCAGATTCATGAATTGTGTCCATGTATAAGGATAAGCGCTAGTAACAAGCCATTGACCGTTCGGTGCATGCCACATCAACAATTTGAACTGCGCCGTGATCGTGTCTGGATCATCACTGATGCCAGCCTTTGTCATTAAGTTGAGCATATAGACACGTCCGCTAGTTGCACCTGTGGAATCCGTCCATTGCCATATACCATATCCGAACCCTGGTGCGCCATTGCCCTCATCAGCGGTTGGATTAGCATCTGATTCTCCTTGAGCATTTCCAAGTAAGGCTGCAGCAGCTTGTTTAGTAAAGCCAGCACCTATTGCCATTTTCCAGATCTGCCAATAACGTTTATCCCTGTCAGTAGTTACTTCTGGTGGATATTGTCCATTCCAACCGTTGTCATTTCCGCCTGAGTTACCACCATCAATTTCTTTCCCTTTCACCGTGAAAGTTCCTTGAACATCCAAGTCACCAAAATAAATTGCTTTTCCGTTTCCTAAAAGGACAAATCCCTTTCCTACTGCTGGAGAAATCAAAATATACTTTCCGTCGCCATTTGTACGTATTACCAACGAATTGTCTTCTAACGGCGTAGGAGTAGATGCGCCTGGAAAAGGGTTGCCCGCAGAATCGGTTGTTCCAATAGTTCCAATTGATTCCTTAGTATTCCAGAACTCCATTCCTTTTTTTGTGATTTCCATGATTTTTTTATTTTCTTTCCAGATTTGAAGTGTGCCTTTAACAAGTTTCAGAACATCACCATAAGCATTAAATGAAGTTTCAAATACTTCTGCGTTGATTGTGCCGACTTTAATAAAATCAGCAACGATCTCTCCTTTAGAAGTCATTGCAATACCAAAGGGACCATTTACTCCATTATCTGAATATCCTAGACCGTTTAAATTCCAGCGCCACACACGCTTCGCATTCGCTACATTTGGAGTATCCATGATAAGAATCTCTGATGGAGCTTTTTCTGGACGAAAAACGACATGCCCACCAGAATTACCAGTGATCCATGCCGTCGCATTCAACACATTTTGAACTAATGTTTCTGTTCGATTGTCAATTTTCTTTTTCAATTCTTGTGCTTGGGTATTTACTGCAGAGGTGTACAGTGATAAATCATTACCTAAAACAATATCCTTATATTTCCCAAGCGTTGGGAAATAAGTGTATTCGACCATACGCTCTTTTATCTCGATATCTAGCTCTTTCGCCCTCACATGAGCGACATCACCAAAGTGTAAAGACGCTAGCTCTTGATACATGTCATCGTATTCGAGTGTGTGTTCCAACGCCACCATACTGACTGTATGAGTAGCTTTTGGCTCATGGATACGATCATTGTCAAATAAGGTTTTGCCCCATTTGATCAATTCATCAACTGTTTTACAATCTCCGTTTTCACGTTTGGCAATACGTCGATTCTCGTTGGTTACTCCATCAATTTCTAAATAACCATATTCGATAGGTTCTTTGTCTTCATCATAATCGTTATCAGGAACACCGCCAACCAAATACAAACTATTGACAATTGATTCTTCATCAATTTCTTCTTCGATTGCTTCTAAATTGATGCCAAAATCAATCCGAAAACCATTATCTGATCCAATCTGTTTTACCAGTTTCAAATCATAGTTATCCATATCAAGTTCCGCACTAGTCACGCCAGTTAAATTTTGATTACCGTTGTTTGAACCAATGATTGCTTCAACTGGCGCGACTTGTCTTGCTGTAAATTGGTGTGTTGTGCCTACATTCGACAGATAGTTGAATTTTTGATCAAATGCCAAACTGTTTTTAAGATTGGTCATGATCTGAGAACCGTTGCCGTTATCCGTGAATGACTTAACGATAAAGTTTTTATTGGCCATAAAACCAATATGTCTGGCTGTCACAGAAACGGAGGTCAAATTCTTTTTGACATTATAAATTTCAAAATATTGCCACGAACCATCCGGCACCTTCGCTTTTATAAAATTTCCTTTTTTTAAATAAGAGCGATACTGTCCGCTTCTTGAATAGTTACCATAAAAACGATATTGACCATTTAATACACGATTGATTTCTGGCAAATCTTCCCAGTCAACCAACGACGATCCGTTCACACTCAAATCATCTGGCATTTTTTTGTAAGCATAAATAAATTCTTGTGTCACAGATACACACTCCTATTCCAAAACCGCACTTCTTTAAATTTTCCGGATATTTTTACCTGATTCCATTCAGGCTGCAATACTGGCCAATCACCACGCGTAAATAAATTCAAACCTTCTTGTATTGCTTTTCCAAGCTGAGTATCAACCACGATTGTTGCAGCTAACGTATTAAGTATTGTTAGGCTTTTATCACCGACAGCGATCGTTATATCTCCTCCGTTCGATTCTATTTCCAGATAGGGATGTGCAATTTCGTCACCATGATCAAAAATATCCATAACACTAGAATGAAAAATTTTAGGCGCTTCACCGATTTTTCTTTTGAGTGGCTGACAACGAAAAGTAACATCGAATGTATAAAAGAAGCCCCACTCGTTTTCGAAAGGGACTTCTTTATCCATGCTGCAGATAGCCTCTAGATACTTGTCTGGATCATTATGTGTGATTAATTGGCTTTTACCAGTGAGCCATCGTTTGACTTCTCTCAGTTTCGAATGTGGAATAGTGATCCCTTCTATTTCCAAATCAAAAGGTTCATAGTCATCAAACGTCTCCGTCAATTCTCCGCTTCGGCCCTGAATCGTGTAAGTTTCGTATCGCTTGTTCGGCATAATATCTGGAAGCTCTGCCTCAATGATGCAATTCATATCAATTACTGCATTCCGATTTTTCCAAATAAAATTTGGTTCATCTGGATTCATAAATTGTCGACTCAAATAGGAACACCTCCCAAATCACGAATAGCCTGTTTGTTTGCTTTAGCAAATTTACGATTCATACGATCTAACTCAGATGGATTGTTTGCATCGACTTTGCCAATGTGGATATGCTGTTCAATGCTACCTCCGGAAACTTTTCCGCCAATACCTCTGCGTTTTTCTTCGTCAGATAATGGGGTAACTGTTGTTTTTCCATTTTTTGCAGTCAGTAACTCTGGACCAGCTTCACCAACAATCGCTTGTCCATTAATCAGATGACCCCCTTGCGCTAAATAAGGCAGTTTAGAAATAGAAAATGATTTTCCACCTACACCAGGAACCCATTTTGGTATCTTTATATTATTCAATCCACCAATAAATCCATTGATCAATCCAATCATGGCATTAATAGGAGCTTTCCCTACAGCAACAATACCATCGAAAATACCTCCAAAAATATCAACTAGACCTTGCCATGCTTTTGACCAATTTCCTGTAAATACTCCAGTAATAAAATCTAGAAAACCACTGAAAATTCGTTTTCCAGCATTATAAAAATTATTGAAATTTGCTATAACACCATCGAAAAATCCACCAAAATAACCACCTAAAAAATTGAATATTTCAACAGCTACATCTGAAACACCTTTGAAGAAAGAATTCACTCCATCATGAAACCATTTAACGTTATTATATGCCCAAATTAGTCCAGTAACTAATGCGCCAATAGCTATAACTGCTAATGCAAACCAGCCCCCAGATATTCCAAATAAACCAGCAAGTCCTTGCCAAACTCCTATAAATCTTTTAACTCCCCCAACGATTTTTGTAACAGATCCCATAAGTGAACCAAGAACGATTAGTACTGGTCCAACTGCTGCCGCTATACCAGCAATTGTTATGATCCAATTCTTTGTATCTTGATCTAGAGACCCCCACCATTTAGAGAATTCCTGTAATAAGGAAGTTGCTTTTTCAAAGAAAGGCAAAAGGCTTACTTGGACTGCTTCACCTACGTCAGCCATTGCTAATTTTGCATTGTTCATAGCTTGATCGGCTTGATCAATTGGGTCGAGAGTAGCATCGAATGTGTCTCCTACAGCTCCCCCACTTTCTCCTGCGGTTTTTGCTAAATCTTCTAAATTTAACGTACCTCGACGGATTGCGTCGGCCATCCTCGGACCACCTTTAGTCCCAAACACTTCTGCTGCTGCATTAATAGCTTCTGTTTCTGAACCTGCATTTTTTACCTTGTCTTGCAATTCCCCGAGACCCTGACTTAGAGATTTTCCATCTTTTGCATAAGCTACTGTCGCTTTAGATAAACTACTTAAAGCTGCGCTTGAATCAACACCAGATTGCTCAAATTGTCCAAGTAAAGTGACCCCTTCACCAAAGCTCAACCCTAATTGTTTAATTTGTGGTGCGCCATCAATTGCTTTTTGCATCAAGTCGTCTACAGATTGACCAGTATTCTGCGATGTTTTCGTTGTTACATCAAGGACAGAATTCAAATCATCATATTCTAGTCCATAAGCATCAATAGCTTGTCGAGCAGATATTGCTGATTGCGAAACATCTGTATCATTGATTTCAGCGTACTGTAGGAGATAATTGGTTGAATCTTCCAGTTTTTTATCCATGAATCCAAATTGTGTATTTACCTCACCAATAGCTTCCCCAACCGTTTGTAAAGGTAAATGAGTATTTGAACCAACGTTTTTGAAAGACTGTGAAAGTCTATCAGCTTGATCACCTGTTGCTCCGGTTTTTGTAATGATGGTATCAAGTGCCTCGTCAACTTCACCAAATGCTGCAAGTCCTGCTGCTCCTGCCGCTACAATAGGCGCGGTTACTCCAACAGACATTTTTTCACCAACGCCTTTTACTTTCTCACCTGTTTCTTCGATTTTCTGGAGTTTTTTTGCTGTATCAACAGAAACGTCACCTTGTTCTTTAAGTGCATCGTTCGTCTGTTCTAATGCTGTACGAAGCTTATTTTCTCCAGTTTCCGAATTAAGCAATTGCTTATATAATTTTTCTGATTCAGCAGAATATTCGCCTGTCTCTTTGACAGATTTTTCATATTCTTCTCTCAACATTTGAGATCGTTGTTCAGCTAACCCCAGTTGTTTTTCTAACTTTTGTTTAGCCGCTCGCAATTTTTCTGTTTGAGTTGCATCCTTGTCCATCGCAGACACTTGGTTTTTGTACTCGGCAGCGGCTAAGTTCATTTCTTTGTTGATTTCTTTGATTGTTTTCGAATAACTGACTTCGCCATTCGTTTTAAAATTAAGAACGACATCAGATTCTTTACCAGCCATTTATCTTAGCGCTCCTTTCTACCACCAAGGCGATTTATCCATAGTTACAGATTGAGGTGGTTCAAAATCGGTGTTTTGTTGTAACCACTGTAAATAAGATTTGAGCCACAAGTTAGGTGTAGACTTCAAAAAGAAACTCTCACTCCAATTCAATAGAGTGAGAGCAACGTAAATATAAAAACTCCAAGGAGTTCCTATCTCTTCCGATTCTTTTTGTTTACCTTTCTTTTTGCTTGCGTTTTTTGAAAGTCTTGTGGCTTCTTGGATTTTTTTAGGTCTTCCACCTGAAATGTCTGGCTAGCAAAAATTTCCATACAGGTACTATAAGCAGACAACACCTCTCCACTCATTCCCAAAAATTTGAAAATAGTTTCTGGATCTTCCTCTAAACCACCAGTACGCAGCATGGCATAAATCAAGGCACGCATGATTTTTAGATCACTAGGCGATAAGTTAGCAGAAGAAATTTGTCCTTCTTTTTTAGATAGCATGGCGTTCATATCAGATTCAAATTGCGAATAATCTCCACCATACACATCTGCTATAAATTCCATTGTTTGCATAGTAAATGAGATAGGGAATTCTACACCTTGAATAGTGACAGTAGCAGAATTTTTTAAGTCTTCAACGTTAATTCCATAATCAGATAACCGAGCCATTAGCCTGCACCTCCAACTTTAGCCAATGTTTTCCACTGTTCTTCATCGTATACAGGTTGAGCAATGAATTTTCCAAATAGATCCATTGTCGCTTCTTCACGATTCGAATCAAAACTTGCATACATCACATTATTGTATTTCAGTCCTGTAGAAACAAAGTTTGCAGTTACATCATCGATTTTTGTTTCATCTTCAGCAGTAGCGTATTCTTCATCAATTACATTAGATAGTTGCGTGTTTGGATACCATACAGCTTTTTTACCTCCGCCTTCGATATTTCCAATGAATCCAAATGCAAGGTAAGGAAATTCTCGTGCGGTATTTTTACTAAATGTTACTCCGCTTTTTGCAATCATCCCTTTGATTTCATCCATTACCGCAATTGGAATACCTACATGATCCAACGCAATTTCATGTTTTGTTTCTCGGGACACGCGTCGGAACATTTTGCTTGATGCCCATTTTTCCAATGCTGTACCATTGCCTTTGACTCCAATTTTTGTAGCGATAGGCAACCGGACAACTTCACTATAAGTCGGAGCAGTTCCAACAGAATCTGGCGTTGCCATCATCGCGATTAAAATGTCGTCCAATCCTTCAAAATAAAAAGTATCTTGCTTTCCCAATTAAAATCATCCTTCCCATAAATCAAGTATTTTCTTCGTCATGATCTCTTCGATTTTTTCTTTATTTTGTTCATACGTACCGCTTGCAAAGTGTTGTGCTTTTTGTTTTGTCGTACCATTTTCGGTAAAGCGCCAGTAAAAAGCAGTCTCTTCAAACTGGACTTTCACTCGGTCTTCTTCAACAACAACTTTTATTTGTTCGCTCATATGCTTCTTTTTAAGCAGGGACTTAGGAATATTAGGAAGCAACTGCTCTAGGTAAAACTTTGCAGCTTCTTCTAAAGATTCCAATGATAATTTTTTTGGATCAACTCTAGAAAGATTCCCTAAATAATCCGATATTTCAGAAAAACCATTCTTATTACTTGGCATTTTCCACACACCTCACATATGTGTAATAGTTGGTCACGGTATCGTCATTCTCATCACCTTGTATACCTGTAAAGTCTGAATATGGAATGCCAGCATTTTGCAGCGCTTGTTCAATAACAACTAAATCCTGTTCTGTTCCAAGTGTAAAAAAAGAGACTTGGTAATAAGGTAATTTTTTATAGACTTTACCGGATGCCATTTTTTTGCTGTTACTCACATTTGAGTACACAATGTATGGATACATCGTCCCTAATCTGGCTTTGTCTCTGAACACTGGTAACTTTGTTGATTTCAGCGCTGTTTTCAATTCATCAAAGCTAATCGACATAAGCTAAACTCAACTCCATTTCTCTTGCATCGGGATTCGTATAAATGCGAGTAATGTTATACGTTACAGAATCAATTTTGAGCGCACTTAATTTCTCTGTGATGGATTTATCCCATCTGACTTTAATTCGTCTGACAACGTCTGTCTTGGCTTGCTGTGATAAATATTTTTCTTGAGAAGTCACACCGAGTTCTTCATAGAATATTAGACGCTTAAATTCGTAAATTGTAGTTGGACGATCGTTTCCGTCTGTTCCTGTTTTGATGTCTAGCAATTCGGCTTTCCATCTGAGATTATTAGTCTGTCTCTTCGGCATTTTGAATCGCTCCTTGCACGATAAATGGCGTCATGGCATTCATAGCTTTGTCGAGTTCATCCTCTGAAACTCTATATTCATAGGCAATGCCGGCAACCATCAAAATAAGATATTCTTGTTGGCCACCAGTTGCTGTTTTGACATAATCTTTTGCCATATTTAAATAAAAAGAGAGCAAAGAATCATCCATGCCCTCTTCAAAATGAATATGTGATTTGAATTTTTCCTCTAAAGACAATTCTTTAGTTTGCTCTTCCATCTTAACCACCAACTGGTTTTGTAATTTCGTAGCGATATACTGCCGGTTCAAATGGAGAATAAACCAATTGACCATCTAGCAAGTTGTAAATTTGGAATCCGATTTGATTTTTACCAGAGAATTTTTCAACAAGTTTTTGAATTTCCAAGGCACCAATAACTTCTTGAATTTTAAATGCAGAAAAATCGCCAAAATATAAAACTGGTGTGTCTGGTTCACCCTTTTTATCTGCTGCATCTGTCCAATCCACAGGATAGCCAACTAATTGGTAACCTATTCCACCTTCTGCTTGTGTAAATGGACGCAACAAAGGAAATCCATCATCTGTTTTCATTTTTTCAATAGCAGTCAAAGCAGCTCGATTAATAATAAAGCGTCCCTTTTTCATCACTTCTGTCACTGGTGTATTTTTAAATTCGATTAATGCATCATATAATTTTTGCCCAGCACCTGCAGCAGTTAGATCTAAAGGTTTTTCAAATGCTACAGCCTTTTTGGCTAATGCACCAGGATTTTCATTTCCAGCGTCATCACCATTGAACATATAATTGATTTCTTTACGCACATAAGCTTTTTTCAATTCTTCCACAACAATATCTTCAACTGGAACACCAGACATTTTTAGTAATTTTTTAGTTACTGTTGCCAAAGCATCGAATTCGGCAGGATCAAGCAAAATTTCATCAAACTGAATAGCTGTTTCAGCAATATCAGTTGAACGCTCTTTCTTGTTTACATTCGCATCTGCTTTCTTCACAAGAATTGGATATTTGACATCTCCTGATGTTCGCACCACTGTTCCGTATTTACGAAGTAAATTTTCTTCTTGAGCATAAGTAATAACTTCAGATGCAATTACTTCTGGGACAGTAACTGAACCGTTGCCAGCTTCAATCCCTAAAGCTCGAGCTTCTGCTTCAGAAATATTTCCAACTACAAAATTAGCAAATGCTTTTCGTAGTTGTTGATCTTTTTGTTTATTGGTCATTTTTGCACGTGCCAATCCGTTCTTAATTGATCCAAGTAATCCATCTCGTTGCTGTTGAGTAATCATTCCAGAACGATTTTCTGAACTATCTTCACTGTCTGAATCTTCTTCTTGATCGTTGTCTTCACCAGAACGGCTTTCGTCTGAATCCGTACTATTCGATTGATCATCTGTATTGTCGTCTGTTTCATCAGTTCCAGAATCTGCGCCTAATTCGTCTTTAATTCCGTTCAATTCATCAATAACACTGTCAATTTCTTCTTTCACGGCTTCTAAATCTGCTTCGCGTAATTCTCCTGATTCAACTTTTTCACGTAATTCAGTCAATCGTTGCTCACGACGTGCCTTCATTTTTTTCAATAATTCTTTATCCATGTATTTTTCCTCCTACGCTTCTAGCGCTTGATTAATTTTTTTGATTAATTTTTTTCTTTCTTCGACGTTTTTTTCTAATTCATCACGACTTCTTAATGCAGCTTCTGTATCTTCGTATGCTGGCAAAGGCACAATAGAAACCTCGTATAATTCCACTTCATGGATTGTTCGAAGCATTGGTTCAGAATTGTAGTCCCACGTTTCTTCAGTCGGCACAAAACCAAAACTACATTGGTTGATGTCTCCTCGTTCCATAGATTTAACTAAGTCCCTTGCTACCGTTGTGTCTGGTAAATCAACTTCGAATTTCAAACCACGTTCATCTTCTTCAAGGCGAAGGGTTCCGCTTTTAGTACGTCCTAGCACATTGGACCAATCGTGGTTAAATAAGCAACGTACATCGGAGTTACTAATCGTTCTAGCAAAAGCGCCTGGTGCAATGACTTCACTCAAATCGTCCCATAATAGTGTTGGGCTATTGAATACAGCAGCATATCCACTAATGGTCCTCGTATGAGTTTCTTCATCAGAACGCGTTGAAAGGTTGGTGATGTCAATCGTGCGAATTTCCTTCTTCTTCATTTCCATCACCTCCTTTCAAGTTTTGATCATTCGTTGGTAAGGAATCATCTGTTGCATTTTTCTGGCCAATCATAGACAAGTCATTTGAAATATAGATAGCTTGTGTTTCTGGAGTGTTCTGTTTAGGAAAACCAAGCATTTCTGCCACATTATCTGGACTTGTAATCCCAGTACGAACAATGTTGTAGCCAATATTTGTTTTTGTTGAGTAAGGAACAAAATCCAAAATGTTAATTTTCCATTCCACTCGATAGCCAGAATTAGGCATAAAAAAAAGAGCGGTGTAATGTTCGCTCTTGTTCTTCAATATTGGTTTGATTGCTTTGTTGTGCAGATACATCATCGCTTTTTCGATGTCTGTTTTCATCAACGATTGATACGTATCAACATTGATTCCTAAAAATTTACCTAAGTCTTTTTTATAAACACCTAAATAGTTCAAAATAGCCGCGTCATCAACAGGACTTTTTAACGTCTCGATGGAATATCCTTTTCCCAGAGGAATCATCTTAACAGAATGATCACTGTCATTTTGCGTTCCTTCCAGTTGATCCAATATAGCTTTGACAATTTTCGTTTGGGCGCTATTATTTGGATTGATGTGGGCGTCCAGTTTAAGCATGAACGCAAGTAAACCGCCTTTAGTATATTTATCCGTCAAAACTTTTTCAGCGCTCAGAACGCCTTCCAGAGTGTTTCTTGCAAGATCAATTATTCCAGCACCTTTTAATGAATCAGTTCCGATGTTCTTAATGTGTCGAATCATTTGACCAGGTATTTTTTGTCCATTCATTTCAAATTCTTCTTGAAGTCGTTCATTGATTTTAGTGGTTACACCGTATGCCAAATGAAGCTGGTCCCGATCTGTTAATGGGAATGTCTCACCATTGATCAGTAGGGTATTTGTTTCCAATTTGGTAAATTCGAATCCGGTCAAATAATCATTGGGATTCTTCAAAATTTTTAGCAAGTGGTGGTCCTTCACTTCATTACCGTCTGGACCTATGACAACAGGTGAGGACAACGCTACCTGGTTTGAGATATCCTGGACCAATTCATAAACATCAGAAGATTCCATGATAGAGGAATCTGTTACATATCTTTGACCGTAACGCGTATAGTGGCCAAACATATCCTCGATGTACCCACGCTTTTCCATAAAGGAATAGACTGCATTCGATAACCGATCACGTAATTTCAATATTTCTCACCGCCTTTCTATTTATCTATAGATGGAACTAAGGTAATCATCTAATTCATCCGAATCAATATCTGTCATCTGATTCATCGTTTCCTTATGACCACACAAAAACGCCACGAAACCATCAATCTTTTTCTTTGATTGACGTTTACTTGGCGCTTTTTGTCCGTTGATGTTAGTGATTGCTACAACGTTCAAGGTGCAATAAAGGAACAATGGATTATCAAATTGAATTCGTTTCTCATAAAACAACCGTTCGACATCATCAAAAGGAGCGTTCAACACTTTAGGATATTGGGCAACCTCAACGCATTCCAATCCTAAGTTCTCCAATTTCTCAACAAGTTTGTCGCTCATCGCTGGATCATAATTCACTTGTTGTATATCGTATAAATCCATGCAGTCTTCGATGTACTGCAAGATTTGATCTTGATCAATCATTTTACCATCGCAAAATTCAACAAAACCTTGTTCAGCTAAATCGCTGTAAGGCACGTTATCTTCTTTTTCTCGAAACTCTAAATCTTCATTGGGAATAAAATAAAGCTGCTTCACTTTAAGGACCGCTTTTCCATCTTCATCCCACGTTGGGAAGTTTAAAGACACACAGGTCAAATCTCGTGTGCGTGATAAATCCAAACCAATGTAACAAGGTTCACCACTTAAATTTCCAAGCTCTTGGGTAGTAACCAAACACGGCTCTACTTGATCCTGTTCAAAGAAATTATCCGCACCGTTTACAAATACATCCAAGTGCTTCGTTAGAAACTCGGCTTTTGAATGTGCTGAACGTTGTGCCGTTTTAAACGCTGACTCCAAGGCGGAAAGATCAACTGATATCCCCCAGTTAGGATTGCACATTTCCCAAACTTTTCTATCAGTCCAATCATATCCTTTATTTGGCTCATAGATTAAAACAAACGATGAGTCATTGTCATCACGTTTTAACACTTCTTTCGCTTCACGATAAACACGCATGCCAACCGAGCTGCTACCTTTACCCGCTGTTGAAATATTAAACATTAATGGTTGTGGTAATGATATCTGTGCAGACTTAAAATTATCGTATTGTTCCATTTTTTCCTGTTTGTGCAACTCATCATTACAGACAAAATATGGATTCGACCCCTCAATATTTTCAATATTTTTCGTTTGAACAATAAATTTGTTTTTCAGTGCTAAATCTCCATCTAAGTATTCATAAGTAATACTTGATACAGTACCTTTTGGGCCTTTAAATATTTTGGTGCCATCAAGCAAAACAGGATTATTTAAAATGGAGTCAGCAAACGGTTGTGCAGCATATTGCGCCTGAGCAAAATCAGAAGCACATGCATAACAGTTAACAGATAAAGCACCTTCACCATACATCGCATATCCTAAAGCACCCACTGCAATAAGTGTTTTACCATTCTTTTTGGGAATTTGGACATATGCCTCACGAGTTACACGGACAATCTGACCTTTTTCGTTTTCTCGTACCCAACCATAAATCCATGAATAAATAAACTTTTCCCAAGGCTCCAGAATAAACGGTTTTCCAACCATGTCACCTTTTGTATGAACGATAAACGACTCAACCCAGTCCATCATTTCATTCGCACGATCTACATCAAACCAAATATCTTTACGTTTTTTCCACCGATACCAACGATCCACTGCCAAACGAACAGTTTTAGGATATTTCCCAGGTTTCTTTCTTACTTCTTTTGCAAATAAATCGGCATAATTTACACCAGGTTCGATCATTTTTCAGTACCTGCCTTCTTACGCCATTTGTTTCTGTGCGCTGCTAGTTCATCTACTGGCTTTTCTTCTGGACGTGTAATTTCTTCATCTTTTCTTGCAGTCGATCCGCCAGTTATTTGTCTACCAGTTTTAGCCTTATTCGTTAGCCCCAACAAATCTAGAGCTTTCATTTTTTTATCTGCCCAAGTTTCTACTTGCTGCGCCAATGGATGCTTCGATTGATTAGTGGCCCCTGATTTATTCGTGAATTTTTGCGTCTCCGGAAAACCTTTTTCCTTCCACAAAAGATATTTGTGTTGGTAAATTTCAAAAATATCCAAATATGATTCGATTAATGGATCAAGAGTGATGGTGTACAAATCAGACAAATTCATTATTTTTAAAATACGAGCTTTTTCAGCACTTACTTTTTCATCAACAATCGCTTTACGTTGCACTTTAGTCGTCATATTTGTATACACCCCCCTTTGTTTTTTGAAAAATTTGACCTAACGATGCGCGTGACTCCCCGCTACCCTATCTCCCCACGCGAAAAAATTTTGAAAATAGATAGGGGGGCTTCAATTAAAATACGAAGGGAAAACTTTTTTGTCTTCCGTTTCGTTTTCAACAATTGGATGACATTTTGAACATAAAAGCATGAGATTGTTTGGATCAAGCTTAAGCAGTTCATTGTCTTTGATTGGTACAATGTGATGGACGTGTGCCCTCTTGCCAAAGATGAACTGACCACATCGCTGACAGTGGCCGCCTTCTCTTTCATAAATAAATTGGCGCATATCTTTCCATGCTTGCGTTCGATAGAATGGTTTGTTCTCATGATGATAAACAGACTTTGCTTGCTGCTTCTTCTTGCGTGATCTGCTTGATCTCTTGTGTTCAGTACAGTAGATACCTTTTGCTATCTTGTTCGTGCATCCGTCAAACTGACAGTACTTCATTCTGCTTCACGGATAAGATTGATGATGTCTCCTTTTGCACGGACAGCACCAGGAATATCAATGCTATGTTTCTTAGCATATGCACGCAATTCTTTTGCAGTCATGTTGTCCAGTTCATCCGTATCTTCAGTGGACTGATCATTAGTAGCTTCGTCTCCATCAAAATCAGCAGCAGTGTTTCCATCGCTATCAAGAATTTCACTGCTATTAGTAATAAGTTCACCATTAACAGCCACAAACGTTTTACCATCACTTAATATTCCTTTTTCTTCCGTTGCTTCAAAATCAGGTTCTTGACCTTTCGGAACTACGACAGTCTTTTTCTTTTCTGAATCCCAATACTCTGTTCCTGTGATGGATGTTCTAATTTTGATCATTGCCATTTTGATTCTCTCCTTTGTAATTTGTACTGATTACTTTTGCGCCCATCCGCTCATACCATTCAACCTGTTCTTTTAAATTCGGTAAGGTCCTAGAAATCAATGCTATGGTTAGGTGAGTTTTGCGTTCTGTTCTATCAATTATTGCTCCGGAATATTTTTCAATAGTCAGGCTATTATCAATACTGACACTACAGTGGTTGCCATTCCAGCTTGGCTTGATATCGCTAATCACAATATTTCCATCGGCATCTTTTATTTCATTTTTAATCCAATGTCTACTGTTGTCATCTTCAATCGCTTTTTTATAAACTTGCCCCATACCCGTTGGAACATCAAAAGTAAGTACAGCCTCATGAAAATCATTCATAGATAAAACTCCTTTCAAAATAAAAGAAGAGAAGCCTGATATACATCAGACTTCTCACACCTATTTTATCCAATCTCTAATTTCTTTTGCCATTTTATATGTTTTAGAAAATGTTGAGTTCTCTGCTAAAAAAATTTCGCCTTTTTCAGTCAGTTTTAAAAATCTATAAGTAGCAGGTAATAAAACATTGCTGCTGTAAGTTCCACCAACAATGTAACTTTCGTTTTTCAAAAAATTTAACTGGTCATTAAATTGTTCTTCTGAAATTCCCAATATACCAAAATCAAGATTTTCATAATTTCCATTTTCAATTTCTTTTAAAATGGCATATCGTATTTTCTGGTTTTCTTTTATCATTTATGAATAGCCTCCTTTTCATAAATGAATTATACCATTTAAACAATTCATTTTGCTCATTGTAAAACAATAATAAACAGTAGCCATTGATAGAATAGATAAACACGAAAATTTAAAAGAAGCTTTTCCATTTCCTTTTAGTTTATTTTTGATTATTGCTGTCTAATCAAAGGCAATAGAAAAGAGCCACAGATACCAATTAATAAAACGGTTGGGATATCTTGGCTCTTTCATATTTTTTTGACACTAATAGAATATCATGCTGCTAACAATGTTTACATAGCTACAATGACCTAACATTTAGTGAACATTGTAATTTTAGAATAAAGAGAGCTGTTCTTTGTACTTCTTGCTATTGTAAAAATCAATTTCGTTTTCTTTTTTCAATCGGTCAGCTTGTCTGTGTTCGTACTCATCTAAAAAGTTCAATGTCTTTCTGATTTCTGCATGTCGCTGTCTGATATACGATGAGCTGTATCCAACGAATTCAGCAATATCTTCTAAGCTCATTTGATCAACATATTTCATCTTAACAATTTGATTATCAATACCAGAAAAGCTATCTATCAGCAATAACATTTCTTCTTTTTGCTCGATCAACAATTCCAATTCATTTTCTATCTTTTGAATATTCTCTTCTAAAGAAGAAGTTCTCGAATTCTTTTCGATTCGGACGTCTGCTAAATCTCCATTGACCCATCGATTCAATTCAAGCTTACTTTTATTAAGATTCCACTTTAAGTAAAGAATCTGCTCATCAAGTTCTTGGTAATCTTTTAACCACTGAAATCTCACAAACGCCACCCCTTATATGATAAAATAGTATTGCGCTGCTATCTCGAAAGAGGTGGCTTTTTTATTTCCCGAATAATTATGGATCCCGAAAACATAATTTATTCGCTTTTTACTTATTCATCTAAGCCTTAATTTCTAATACCATCAATCCATGTAATGATTCACGTTAAACACATAAAAATTATTCTTAGATTTTTAAATACTATCATTACTATTATTTGATATAATCTAATAAAAAATGAAATGAGGTTATTTTATGAAAAAATGTTTTTTTGTCACTCCGATAGGAACTGATGATTCTCCTGAAAGAAAAAACTCCGACACGGTTCTCAATCACATCATAAAGCCAGTATGTGAAAGTGTAGGTTTTGAAGTAGTTCGTGTAGATCAACTACATACTGTTGACAGAATTGATCATACTATTACAGAGTACTTATCTAACTCTGACCTCGTGATTGTCGATTTAACTTATCATAATGCTAATGTTTTTTATGAATTTGGTTACAGGCAAGCATTAGGGTTGCCTTTAATACCACTGATAACTGAAGGAGAAAGTATCCCATTTGACGTAAATACACTTAGAACTATCTACTATGTTACAAATGATTTAGATAAAGTAGAAAATGTGAAAAATAAATTATTGGAAACAATAAAACATATGACATTCGAAACTCCTCAAAAACCAATAACTAATGAAACAAATATTGATAACACTTTACTATTAAACATTATTGATAAACTTGAAGATATAGAAACTGCTGTTCAAGTTAGAAACGATAAAGAAACAGAAAGAATTGCTGAACTTATGTCCAAGTATTCTCATCCTCAAAAATCCGCAGAAGCAGAAATATTTAGCAGTGTATTTGGTCCTATAATGCAAATGGCAGCACAGGATCCCAACTCGTTAAAAAATATCAGTGATGCTTTTGGCAATGTTGAGTCTTAAGTTTTTCGCCTTCGTACAGTCCTTTGTAATATGCTACAAGGGACTGTTGTTTTTTCAATTCTTTTATTAATATCCCTGCAATTAATAATAATGTTCTAGTCATTTCGTCACCTCTTCCACTGGCACAGCAAACGGCCAGTATCTTTCATCAATTTCTTTGATTTCCACTTCTGTTAGCTGATAAGCAGATTTTTCCCAAGCACACAGCGAGCAGCTAGTATCAAAACAGAAATCATTTCTGTTATTAAATTTCTTGATAAGATATAAGTCACCAATAATAACTTCATACAACGGTTCTTTCTCAACCTCGTAGCCGTTGTATAGGCTCAATAGTGTTTCATATGATTGTCTCGTTGCCCAAGCGAGTAATTCTTCTCCTTGTTCTTGCGTCACTATGCCATCTCGTACAAACCAATCACAGAAATAATATAAATCACCATCTTTGGATTTGATTAAATACGCTATTTTTTCAGCTTTTGTAAAAGGGTCCGTAGATTTCTCAAGCCAACCGGCCACGAGTTGTGGAATAACTGGTTTCTGCGGTTCGTCTATTTTTTTCATTAACGTAATACCTGAATTTATACTCTCGTTATAGCAAGCAGCTATTGCATCATTTCCTATCGCTTTAATACTTTCTAACTTTTTGATTGCTTCCTGTTTATTCATCGCTGTTCCTCCAATAACTCGCTATTCTCGTATATATTTCCGGTGACTTCGTACGTGTATTCTTCAAACAGCTCTGTGTTAAAAATTTGATACTCTAAGTCTTCATCAACAGTGGCACAAACTAATCCGGAATAATCTATTGAATTTTTGACAATACAGACTTTATTATCTAAGTAATCGAAGCCATTTCGCACGCTGACTAATACTATATCCCCTTCAAATATATCCACACCATTCTTATCTTTCATTCCTGTGGATTGCATGAGGTCGATGTTTCGCACGTGATATGATTTCAATTCGGTAGGATTTATCCAATATTCAATAAAGTTTGTTTTGCCGTTTTTAGTAAAATGCAAGACGGCTACATCTCTCATTACGTTCTTTCGTTTATCCCACGCTCTAAACTTCGGTATCATTCGCTGTCCTCCTCGTATTTTTCAATCAATTCCATTACTTTTTTCACTATTTCAAACTCAACCGCTTTTGATTCTTCGAAATCATGAACAATTTCTGGAAACAGTACATCATCAACTACCCACAAAATAATCTGGCGCTTTCCACCAAAATTTATGATTAGATGGTCCGATTCCACAGATAGTGTTGCTCCTGATTCGATATCATATAAATCCATGCTGAATTGAACGAGTTTTTTTATCATTTGCTGTCCTCCTCAAATACTCTTCTAATATTTCTTTATACTTCTCTACAAATTTGAAACGATCTTGATGAAGTTTCTTGCTCCAATTTGTTTGCCGATCCAGCTCACGCATCTGATCGAACCCTTTTTGAATTTCGTTGTAATAAAATTCAATGTTTGCTGCTGCTTTCCAATGCCTGCTACTTCGCACTCCTGCTCCTGTTTCAGCCATTTCCAACTTAACTAATTCCGCTCGTTCTTTTGATTTTTTTTCTTTCTGAATCTTCATCATGATTTTCTTGAGGATGATATCACTGTATTGTGTAATGAGATCCATTATTTCTCCTCCTCAATCTCACATGCCTGTTCAAACTGTCTAGTGATGTTTTCTAACGCTTTTTTGTACTCGATAATACTTTTTATCGTTCTTTCTTCACTTAACACGTAATCGCGTTGTATCGCCTTTAAACACGATGAGACCGTTTGAAAGTATCCGATATCTGCTCGTGATTCTTCTTTTGTTTCTGTGTAGCGGATGTTTCCTTCTTCGTCTCGTCTTACCTTCGATAAGACAATGTTTCTAGAATCACTGGTAATTCGATAATCTTCGATTTTCATATCTAGCATTTTTTCTCCTCCACATACCTAAATTGTCGTCCTTTTGAATCAATCCACAAGCTCCTAGCTCTATCCCAAATAATGTTTTTGCTCAGACCAGTAATTTCAGATAACTGTTCAGCAGTACCTGTTACTAGAATTCGATCACCATGCCAGATTGCAATTTTTCTCGGCGTTTTCCGTTTAGGCTTTTCAGTCCACATTGATTTACCGAGCTTTTGGACTTCTGCAACTATTTCTTTGTCTTCTTGCCAATTCTCAGAATGTGTCAGTTCGATGATTCGTTTCATTGCTGCTTTCTTATCCATCCTGAAGTTCTCCTTTCAATAATTTGAGTACTTGATCAAGTGCACTCTCACGTCCACCATGGAACGTGTTGAGCCACTTGTCTTCGTACAAGGCGCTTTGTCTTAAAGCTTCTTGATGCATTAGTTCGATCTGTGCTGTAAATGTTTTTAGATCCATCTGATTACACCTGCTCAAGTTCACTAAGATGTTTTTGCAAGCCTTTAACACAATCAACAAATAGTAATTTGGTATATGCTAAATTTCTTAATTGTGTTGTATCGATATAGAGTGCAAAATAGTATCTGAGTTTACTCCAACTCGAACGATCATTCTTAATCCCTTCGATTCCAGCTTCTTCAAGCTGTTCATACACGTCTCTCAGGATGTCTATTTCCTCGCCCTTTTTATAGTTCGATATTTCATTAATTAGTTCTAGATAATCGATTTTCAATTTTCCACCTCTTAAAATGGTGCTTTTGATTGTCTATTAGCTCGTTCTAACGCTTTTTTCTTGAGATAGGCTTCTTGGTCGATTGCCCATTCAGGAAGCTTCTCTCGTCTTCCTGTGCGCTTGTATCCACTGCTTGCGTTCTTAGGTTCACTTTTTTCTTTCCTTGCCCAACTTCGAATAGTTGCCAAATAGTTTTTATAAGTCTTACCAGATGATTCACAATACTCTGACAGTCGTTCGATTCGCTCTTGGTAATCATTAGGGAATTCTGTTTTGAGTTTCTCCATCTGCTCATCTGACAAAAGAACATTTTTATACTCTCCGTATTTATGACGGACGGGCTTAGCCTTCGATTTTTTCGAAGGCGGTAACTCTCTTATATATTCTTTTGTATTATTAAATGTATTATTAATAGATGTATTATTATCTTTGACTTTTTCGTCAATAGGGGTATTGCGTTTTTCGTCAATAGGGTATTGATTAATTCGTAGGTACCTATTGATTATTTGATTGGTACCCTCTTTGTAAATGATTTCCCGATTCAAGTATCCAAACTTAATCAAATCACTTACCCATCGCGATATGGTCTCTTTATTCACACCATATAAATCTGCAAAGTACTCATTGCCTGCCCAACAAAAGCCTCTTTCATTACACAAGGCCGTTATCTCTCCGTATAACAACTTAGTATTTGGTTTAAGTCTTTTGTCGTACCTTACGTTGGCTGGTATAATCGCATAATAACTTCGATGTTCTGTCATTTTTACCCTCCAATATTTAACTTTTTGATTGTTTTCTGGTTTAATTTGATCCCTTTGATTTGATATTTATTTTTGAAATTAATCACACCTATTTTGTGCTTCTCTGTGTGATGGATTCTGCAGAGTGCTGCAAATGTGTACTCTGCATGATCAACTTCTTTGCGCTTTCGTCTTCCTAGCGCTTTGTCAAAGTGATCGATGTCAGCTCCTGTTTTGCCACAGATGCAGCAGACTCTTTTTGTAATGCATTTGTAGAAGTAATAATCTTGATTCGCTGGTAAAATCTCATAGCCTTCTTTAAAGGGGATATGGTGTTCAAAAATAAAATCTAAGATGATATTTGCCAATACATTTGCATCGCTCACTGTTGAGCTTGACTCGTCTTTAAGGCTTATAGAACGTCCTGTGACACCTTCAAAACGGAAGTAGAAGAATTCCTTCCAGAAGTCCGTTGGCATTCCTGTATCGATGAAAATATCGCCTATAAGTGCATAGATAAAGTTTCGTTGCTGTACGGTGAAACGTCTAGGATCAATAAAACGAATTTCAATGACTCGATCACCATCGTAGCCGTCATACATCGTCTTTAGTCGATCAATGTTCACTTCCTCATTGATGGTTGCGCTTATGTCTTTTCCTTTGAACTTTTTCAGAACCGCTGAATATGAATCGATTAATGGTTTAAACACTCATATCACTTCTTATCTAATTCTTTTCTCTTAGCTGCTATTGCTCGCTCCATCAAGGCACATTGCTCATAGCTTAACTGTTCAATAGTTTCAACGTTATCAGCTAAGAGCCCTAATTTATCTGTCTGCTCATTAACATATTCGATTAAGGTTTTGGTCATATCTTTACCCATCTGCTCATTGAAAGCTTCTAGAATCGTCTCTAGCATGTTTAATTTCTTTGTATCGATTCTAGGTGGTGTTGGAATATCTTCCCCTTGAAATACATATAATCCCAGTCCGTGTAGAGCCAATGCTTTCACAAAGCATCGCTTCAACGAGTTATTGATTTGCATTGCATTTGGTTTAACAACTGGTTGGTTTCGATAATCTAAAACAGGAAATAACTCGGTTTCCGTGTGTCCTTTAACCGTTACTGAGACAGATACATAAGTCCCTGTTTCGTCCATAAGAAAAGGTTTGTATTCCTCAACAAGAAAGTCTTGATGAGTTCCAGAAACAACTCTGTAGTGTTTGTACTCATTAATAGTTACCGTTGCCTGTGGATCATTCTTTTTCATAATCTCCCATGCGTGAGCCCAAGATAAATAATCAAAATTTCCTTTTTTCTTGAGAATTTTATTTAACTTGCGACTAAAAAGTTTTTCAAAAGTCGATGTCCCTTTGCTTTCACTCATCAAATTCTGCCTCCATTTCAGCAATGTATTTCTTACCTGGTCCGTAATAAGAGATATCAATCAAGTTATCTCTGTCATACTCTTCTAGCGCATCAATCAAGCCATCTTCGATGACATAGATATATTCAGGTTTTTTGGACTTCCTCGATAAATGGATAAGATAAACATGATCCCGAATACTCACAAAATTTCCCAAATCGTCTTGATCACATGCTAGTTCTTCATTCGTCAAAAGATTACGTCTGATTTTTCGATTGCTTGTTTCCTTGATATTCGATTTGCCCCAACTAGGATCAGTCAAATATTGATCTAGAGTGGAAAGTTCTTTTTTCATGTGGTAACATCTCCTTATGATGTGTTTTCTTTGTGACTCTTTGCTTGCCGGCGGAGTCACTTTTTTATTTGTTGCCAAGCTTTTTGCTTATCAATATGTTGTTGGCTTAGGATGCTTGGTTTATTGTGTCTCCACCAGCGATTAGCAATTACCGTCCCTATTCTTAGCGCTTCAGCTCTATTCATTTTCATCACCGAAAAGTCTTTGTTGTCTGTTCAGTTGATCGATTTCCATGCGGATCGCAGTTTCTGGTAACCACATTTCAATAAATGAAACAGCATCATCGAATCTCTTACGAGGTAACTCGCCATATCTTGGGATTGAAAAGGTACGTTTAAATTCAGACCAAAATTTTGAGAATACTTTTTTGCTGATTTCTTCATAAGCTCGGCTTTCTTTTCCCCCTAGAACTCCCATAACTTTCATATTTCCTTTTTGCTTAATTTCAAACTCTTGTTGTCCGCTAATTCGCATAGTATCTTTAAGCATGGAGACATCTTTTTTAACATCTTTCATTTCTTCTAGTTGGTAGATCATCATATCTTCAATTGTTTGAGGAACAGTATTCTTGCGAATAACATCTTCCATTTCGTTGAATGCTTCAATGTATTTTTGTTTGAAGTAAATAGCTTTCTTTCCTGTAAAACCCATAGCCAACAAGAAAAAACCATCTCTACTAATGAAGAAAACTCGTCGATTTCTGCCGTATGAATCTGGTTCATTACCTTCCACAAACATCTGCTCAAAATTGAGCACATCTTCTTTTAACTTTTCAATATCTCTCAAAACATTTTTGTGTTCTTTTTCAAAACTATCTGCGACTTGCAAACTCGTAGTCACAGCTTCTTTATTTTTCAAAATTACTAATTCTTGCATTATTTCTTCTCTCCTTTTGGTATAATTTAGGTAAAAAATGGTGGTGGAATTTTGGATACTTTTACAACTAAAGACTGGATAACTATAGGTATATCTTTTATTGCTCTTTTAATTTCTACGATCAATCTTTTAAGAGACCAAAAGCACATAAATCTTAGGATCTCCAAGCAACGGCTTATCAAAAGAATAGAGACCTATGACGCTGAACTAGCATTCCCTAAACAACAAATTGGAGTATCAATAGATTTTCGCTTTCTTAATTCCTCTAAACATTCAATAGGATATTATGATTTGGTATTCCGAGATGGCTATTCTAAAGAACTTTTACCATGCACCTATAAATTTGCATTAAGACCAGAGATAGCTAAACAAGAATTATTAGGAATAACAATTTCTGATCAGACAACTCACTTAAATTTTATGGATTCAAATTACGGTGTAATCCCTGCCAACTCTTATATTTTTAAAGAAGTAGTCGTTTATCCTAAATCCGAAAAAATTCGAGTAAATATTAATTTGCAAAATACAGTTTAATTCCAAATTTTCATAGTAAAACTACAAAATTTAGAAAATGGAAATCCAAACTTATAAAACTTAATTCTGAAGAAATAGCTATTCTCCAAAAACAAAACGAAGAACTGCAATCCCAAGAGCCGCAAGAGCAATGATTAAGGGTTCACGAAAAACAAAAGTAAAAATTAGAGGTAAACCTATAAATAAGAAAAACACGAAGATAGTTTTCATCAGTTCAATAAAAAACTCCATTAGTCAGTCCCTCCCGACTGGCTTTTTCGCTCTGTACTCAGCTTCATCAAGCCCCATAAAAATCCAGACCATGTAAACAATCGTTCCTATCAACGCTTGTCTGCTTCCCCAAAGTCCTAAAGCGTAGATGATTAGCGGTGCGCTGAATACTAATGCTCTGTTAAATTTTCCCATCCGCTTACCTCCTTAAGATTTCCGAAAAATTTGTTTCTAAAAATTCAAGTGTTTTACTTCTTAAAAATAGATATGTGTCTCTTCCTTCAACTGGATAATAGACAAATCCATTTTTATTTTTTTCGATATCGATAATATTTCTATATCTTGGGTTCTTTAAAACTCTAGAAGTAAACCAATCATATTTTCTGTTAATCCGTTCTAGCACTTCTGGCAACGTCATCCATCTACCAGTATCATCAGCTTTTTTTAACTCCTCATAATCCACTTGGGAGATAATTACATAGCCTTCTGGAATTGGGATTTTCGCTTCTAGATATTGCATTAGCTGTCCCTCCTATTAAATACCTAATATTTTTTTTACAGTTTCTATGTGTTCTTGAGCTTTTTTACCATCACGATTGCCGTTTAGGATATCTGATAAATAAGCTCCTGAAATACCAACAAGCGCAGCTAGTTCTTTGAAAGTCATTCTTCTTTTTCTCATCTCCGCTCGAATTTTTAAGTCTAAATTCTCAGACATAAAAATAGCTCCTTTCTAAAAAATAATTTGTAAGCTAAAAAATTAGCTAAATCGTTGACACCTATTAGCTTTTAAGCTATTATGAATACATAGTTAAATAAGACTTATAAAAAGCCTCTAAAATAACATTTCTAAGTTTGGCGACCGAGAGAATGTTTTAAATTAGTAGAGTTTTTTGTTGCTCTTATTTAGCTAACAATTTAGCTTACGAATTAAATATACTAGCTTAAAAGCTAATTGTCAACCAAAAATATAACTTTTAAGCTATTTATTTTCTTTTCAGCTTTGAAAGGTTGATAATAATGAGTTTAGTTACTAAGATTAAAGAATTAGCAGACGAAAAGCATGTGACTATAGCAGAAGTAGAAAGACAGGTGGGCATCTCTAATGGACAAATAAGAAGATGGGATAAAGCCTCGCCAAAATCTGAGAACTTAAAGAAAGTTGCTGATTATTTTGGTGTCACAACTGATTATTTATTGGGAAATAATAATGTTCCCAAATGGGCTACAAAAGAGGAAGTGGTTGAACTTGATAAACTACTAGACTCAAATGTTAATATGTCTTATGGTGGGGAAACATTGACACCCGAACAAATACAGCGCGTAAAAGATATCCTGATAGCGACTTTCTGGGATATTGTGAAAGAAGACAAAGAAAAAGGCAAAAAGATGTGAGCTTATGGAGATGGATACGATTAATTTAGTCGAGGAGTTGAAGCGGAAATACCAGTCCGCTAATCCTTTTTATATTTGTGAAAAGATGGGCATTAAAATTCAATACGTTCCTTTTATCGAGAATCCCAAGGGGCAGTTTCAAGAAATTAGAGATCGTGCGATAATCTTTTTAAATGATGAACTGCGAGACTCTGAGGAAAGATTCTACATTTGCGCTCACGAATTAGGTCACGCTATTTTTCATCGTGGCTTATCCAGCTATTATGTATCAACAAGAACATCTAGAAGCAAATCTGAAAGCGAAGCTAATTGCTTTGCTGCTAATCTCATTGTTTCTCTTTATAAAGAAGATAATGATCAATATCCTAAAAAAATCGAGGAATTAAAGAATCTTTACGGTCTTCCAGAAAGCGCTTATCGTTTTCTTATATAAAAAAGCCCGTGTTAGCACACATATTACAACGAGAAAGAGGAATTATAAAATGAAAAAAGTTAGCGTTATGTTGTTGTTAAGTACTGCTCTGCTACTTTCAGCTTGTTCAAATAATAAAAAAGCTGAATTAACAGATGCCACTTCTAACCAAGAAACAAAAGTAAGTAAAACAAAAGAAGCAACTGAAACCAGTTCCTCTACTAGCAAATCTACATCTAAGACAGATTCTAGTTCAACAGTTACAAGCTCCAACCAAGCTACGGCGGAACCTAGCCCAACAGTTATAAGCTCCAGTCAGGATACAATCCAAACCGCACCTCAAGAAGAAACATATGAACAGATGAAACAACGCACTTTACAGTCAACTCCAGCTGATCGTGCAAATTGGTCCAACAAAGAGTGGGAAGCTTTCGGCGTGGCCCTTTATGAAAATGGATTGACTACAGATGATACTGGCAATATTATCAGTCAAGATCAGAAAGAACAACAAGCAGCATCACAACAAAATCCAGAAGCCCAACAAACAAGCGCTCAGCAAGACGCTGACACTTTATCACTTACTGATTTTGTTAACAAATACGGGATGTCGCCTGTTGCATGGAAAGTACAGAATGGAATGTCTGAAGAAGAAGCATTGCGTACAACACAGCAAAAGACTTCCGGTGAAGTTCAATTAGGATTTTCTAAATACGGAATTCAATAATATATTTTTATGCCCTACTATTTTGCCTATAATCTCTAAAAAGGTTATAAAGAAAAAAGCCCGTGCTGCAACACGGACTCGAAACCTTATTTCTAAGATTCCCCAATAAAATAATATCATAGAGATAAGGAGTAGAAAATGAAATTTATTAAATTTGGAATTATTGGATTACTAGCAGTGACAGTTATGGGAGGATGTGGATCATCAACAGCTGAAACAAAGGAATCAAAAAATTATAGTGAGACAAACAGTACTATCAAAGAAGTAGACTCTGATCAAACCGCTGAGTTTGCAACTATTGCCGAGAAACACATTAAAGAAATATATTCAATAGATAATTTGAAGATGGATTTAAAATCTATCAAAGTTACTCAATTTCCTGACGATAAAAATGCAGAAACTGGTGAAGAGTACAAAAATGTCTACAATGGTACTGGAGATTTTACTTGGCAAGACAAAAAATACAACTTTTCTTTGATTTATTCGAAAAAAGATGCAACTAATTATACTGTCCTATATCTATATAGCAATCTAGACCCTAATAAAGGTGTAGATACACCATTAGAAAGCGATCAATAAAAAAGCACATTTGCCGCCCGACCAAGAACGCAAATGTGCAAAGAGCTACGGTAAAGTAGGTCTATTTGTTGTACCCTATTTTACCATCTCGAAATCCACTGTACAACCGAACAAACGTACGAAAGGAAAGATAAAAGATGGCAAAAAAAGAAATTGATAAACGAATTAAAAAGCACTTAACAAAAAAAGGAGAAGAAAAATATCAGTTTAGTCTGTACTTAGGAGTTGATCCACTAACAGGAAAAAAAAGAAAAACAACAAGACGAGGTTTTAGTACGCCATTAGCCGCTGAGAGAGCTTTAAAAAGGTTGGAGGCAGATATACAGGAAAAAGGACTGCAAGCTTCTACAGCTCAAAAGAGCAAGAAATTCGAATATGTTTACAGCTTATGGTTTGAGAATTATAAAAAGACAGTTAAAGAAAGCACTTGGTCCTCCACCAAACAAATTTTTGACACACATATCTTAAAAGTGTTTGGAGATAAGTTCATTGACAAAATAGACGTTTTTTTCTGTCAAGAAGCAGTAAATACTTGGTCCGATAGCCATCCTAAAATTTTTAAGAAAATAAAAAATTACACATCTAATGTTTTTGATTACGCTGCTTCTTTACAAATCATAACTAGCAATCCTATGAAATTAGTTTCTGTTCCACGCGGAGAAGCTCTAGACATCGAAGATAAAAATATCGAATTTTATACTAAAGAAGAATTAATCGAATTTCTAGAAGCAATAAGAAACGATGATGATGAAAGATATTTATTCTTTTCCCTATTGGCTTTTACAGGTATAAGAAAAGGAGAAGCTTTTGCTCTGACCTGGTCGGATATTGACTTTAAGAGCAAAACACTCAATATCAATAAAACTGTAACAAGAGGTTATCAAGGGAGATTGATCGTAAATACTCCTAAATCAAAATCTGGAAAAAGAAAAATTTATCTGGACAATGATTTGATCAGTTTATTGAGAAAGTATTATACAAAAAACAAAACGATCGTTACAATCCAAAGCGAAAACTTAATTTTTCACCATGATGGTCTTCTCTATAATCCTACAGTTTCACGTTCGTGGCTTAATGTCATATATAAGCATCATCCAGAATTAACTAAAAGAATCACTACTCATGGTTTTCGACATACTCATGCCTCTCTCCTTTTTGAATCAGGAGCTTCTTTAAAAGATGTTCAGGAACGTTTAGGGCATGCAGACATTCAAACTACTTCAAATATTTACACTCATGTAACTGAAACTCAAAATAAAAAAGTCATCAATAATTTTGTAGCATTTATGAAGAATAGTACTCAGGGGGAGTCAAGAGGGGAGTCAAAAAATATTTTAGGTTAA